CCATGTAACCGGATTCCTTATGTACCTCGATTACGGTACCGACATGATCCGGATTGCCAGCGTTGTCACCGATTCCGTTATCCTGCCAGTCATACAAAATCGCATCTCCAGGACTCGGAACATAAGCATCGTTCTCCTGCCAACATCCCATTTTCTTTGCTGCTTCAATGAGGTAATAGCAGGAAATTTCCATAGGCATAATGCTCTCATATCGGAGAGCTGCCGCTAATGCAGACCAGGTACAAGCGCACCAAGCCCAGTCATAGCGCATACGAATGCCACGAGGAAATTTGCCAGCGCAGATCTTCTCAAAGAAGTCGTTATATAAATCGATAATGCTTTTATGTGAGCCGTTCGATTCTTTCTTTCCATCCCAGGATTCGACAAGATTAACAACGGCCTGTCTTGATTTCGCCATTTTTATCACTATCCTTTCGAATTAAATTTCTTTCTGTTTGCGGCATTTACTTCCGCATGATGTCTGTATAAATCTCGTTTGCTTCTCTTCTTCGGTGGCTTATTTTCAGCATTGCAAATCCGAATAAGCATTAACAAACGATTCAAATGCCATTTCTGACACTCAAACGGAATATGATACGCGGTCATCCAGTAATAGATAAGTTCACTGGTTATCTGCTGCCTGTTTATTGGACCACCTTTTTCTTCTTTAACAGTCGAAGCCGTCATAGGCGCTTCAATATAGGCATTTACTGCATCAATGTGAGAATTGGTAATGCATCGATAGACCAACGGGTCAACATTCTGTGTGAGTGTCATACAGCGTATATAATCAATGGTTTCTTCAATGGTCTTCTGCTCTTTAGATAAGAAGACTTTGCACCATTTACTTTCCCATTTTGAAAGTGAAACGAGCGAATGCTCCAAACGCAACTTCTGTTCCTTTACAGGGATAAATCGCTGATTCCGCTCATCCCACAGATCAGTTCTTGGTATCGTAAGTTCAAGCATTCGATCTCACCTCTTTAGTTCATGGTGGCAACCACAGGAGCAATCTCCGGATTTTCCGAATGCTTCTTGATATCTACAACTTTCGGAATTACATGGTTTACGAATTCAGCGGCTTTGCTGTCATCTGTAGCCAGTTCCATAAACAGAAGATTGTAGAACTGAGTGCAGGCAAACTTTCTGGAAATCTCTTCAGACTTCTCGAAATATGTGCCGTCAGCACTCTTCTCTCCGTATGCCTTTAAGATAAATTCCTTAAAGAACTTGATAATGGTCGGCTGATCTTTTGCATCTACGATGCGCTGAAGCATCTCAGCAACTCCACCAGCTGTGCCTAATTCCATCTCCATAACCTCTGTTTCAGTAAGGTTGAAGAGCTTTGTTTCGGTGCGCTCAACACCGTTGAAATCTTTATAAGTCTTTGTTACTGCATACATAATTTTGGTCTCCTTTCAAATAAAAAGGAGCCGCCAGCTTTCCTGAATACGACTCCATCTGTGGTTTGTGTATTATTTCTGATTAGCCCTCTGCGGTCATAATCTTGATAACTTCGTCTGGAAGCGGAAGTCTCGGTTCTACACCATCATCTCCATCAGGAGTGGACGGATCTTTACCGTACAGAATCTCCTCCAGAGCCGCCAGTTTCTTCGCATCGATCTTGGTAGAATCGAACTTCAAAGTAGCAGTTGGCTTTAATTTCTTACCATCGATCAGGGTATTGATCTCGACAGGAGTAGTAGATACCTCCCATGATAATGTTCCAGGATCTACACTTTCATTAACAGATGAATGATCCTTATCGGACGGGGACGCAAGACATCTGTATACAAGATATAAATTATATCCGTAATCTGTGCCCTCAGTGTCATTACCGATAAGAGACTTATATGCGAAGCCAAATTCTTTTCGATTCTGCTGACCCGCATATACGCCAGGCGCAATTTCCTTTGAACCATCGCACTCTGCAAATTCATCCGGCGCCATATAAGCTTCAATCGTTGCAGCATATTCCTCAGCAGACATTAAGTTGAGATACTTAATGTTATCAGCATAGATAGGATTTGGTTCTGCTCCGGAAGGACTTTCCTGAACATTGGTCAGCCCATTCCAAGCTACTCCGCTCTTGTAACCACCAGAGCCGTCGCCAGGATAAAGGACACCGTTGCTAACACCAGTCTCAAACTTTCGCTCGCCAATCTGGTCCCATCTGATTTTCTTTTTTGTTGTACTCATTTGGTTGTTCCTCCTTAAAAGAATATTTCAAAGACATCGTGATTTAAGTTGTCTTTCGTGTAATGCCGATTGAATCGGCTTGTCGGCATAGATGCCACCTTGCCAACGAGAGAACTATCCGGATCACTGTCAATGACTGTTACCGAATACTTTCTCGCAGACAAATAAACCCCGTTATTCGCAAACGTATTCTCGATATCGTCGAGAGCGTAAACGATGGCGGGGTATTTCATTTTTACCGATGACGGTGGTTGAAAATAAGCACGACACTCTAATCCTTTGTTCGGACACGAGAGAATGGTACATAAAATATTATGCAGTTTCAGTCGTCTGCTCATTATAAACACCTCCAACAGTCAATATTAAACGGGGATACTGAACTTCAACATTTGAAATTTTCCATTTAGCCCCCATATACTCGATAAATCTCATCGAATGAAAATTCGCATAAGCAAACGGATCGGCTACGATGCTAAACTCATTCGACACGTTGAGATTGTCATTGAGATTGTCCGAACTCTGATACTGTCGAGTATTCCGAATAACATCTCCGTAGTAATCACGAACTGTAATCGTCTCCCCCCAGACACCAGGTCGAATCTCTTCTGTTACGGCATAACCGATTGCCCCGTAGAATTTACTCATTTTGAATTTTCTCCTCTAAGACTTAGGCTGTATGATCCTCGGAAGCCGTAACGATCTCCTCGATAACGATAGCAGATTTAATTCTGGTAAGCTGACCAGACTTACGAGTCTCCAGTAAGGACTGAAGCTGGTTAAACTTAATATCGAAATCAGTGAAATGAGTTACATCACCGCCTTTGGATGCGCCATATCCATAATCAGCCATATTTACACAAATGGCGTGAAGCTTATGCTTTTTACCAGTAGAGTCGGTACGAATCTTGTCCTCAAACTGAGTAACTTCATAGATCTTATCAACACCAAGTGCTGCCGCAAGCTCGGTGTCAGTCTCATAGATACGACGACCGTTACGATCTCTTGCAAGAATCATGGTATTATGCATATCTGTTGTGATAAACAGATCAGGTTTACCAGTACCACGGAAATTCTTACGAGCCTTACGCAGCGCTGTGATCATGGCCTCTGCATAAATGAAACTCTCTCCGAAATAATCTCCAGTGTTGTTGCCCTGAAGTTCTTTAGCCATTGCATCAAAATCGATATCCTTATGAATGGTGTACAGTTCATCGTCGGTCCAGACAGGACGAATGTGCTCAGGGAAAATCTTCTCCGGATCACTGTTCTCCCGGCTATCGCCGATCATAGTCGCAACGGCCAAGGTTTCCTTCAGAGAAATCTGATCGATTCCATACTGGAACTGTACATAATCAAAGTCCTCGATATCTACCACATCATCACGATGAAGCTCGGAAGTAACATACACGGTCTGCGGATCGGTGGTACGTCTTACCAACTCATAGTTTCCGGTAATCTTCTTCTCGTTACCCTTTTTATATCCCTTTGCAGACAGGGAATCAATGTTCCGAATATCTACATGGGAAGTACGAACGCGACCATTCGGAATTTTCTGTGTCTTCGCCATAATAGCGTCAACCCATCCAATATCATTTGTAATGAGTTCAGGTGTACGCCCCGGATGTGCTTCAACATATTCCGGAAACAGCGTCGTAACGTCGCCCGTGCCGGACTGTACAAAGCCGCTAATCCCGTCATGCTGTAAGCTATGTTCATCCATGTAGATTTCCATAGCAGCTTTTAAAGATCCAACTCCGCTGGACTTAGCTAAGTCCAGAATTTCTTTCTGTGCTGCATGAGACAGAAAGCTCTTATCGTCGCGCTTGTCAGTGTCAAAAACGTTGTGTTTCATATTGTCATCTCCTCCTTTAGATTCATCATCTTCTTTTTTAGGGTTTTCTTTGTCTACGAATTCAGCCATCATGGCAAAAACGGCGGTCTGCTGTTTCTCGTTCATGGATTTAAAAATGTCTTCGATAGTCTCGACCTTATCGTCTTTTTTCTCTACATTACCTGATTCATCATTTGGCTCGTCTTTTTCTTCTTTCTTCTTTTTATCCGGCTCATCTGCGGAATGCTCCAACTGCCCCATGATCATTTCATTATAGCCAAGGACAATGCCGGTTTCTCCATCGCCATGCATCACCACATCATCAATAAATGCACCAGGATTGGCGCCGGCTAACACCAGACTCACCTCTCTAATAATGCCATGAACAACATCGTGACCTGCCTGTTTAAGCTGATTGGCAAAGATAGAAAGAGACTGTACGTCACCATGTTTTACAAGTTCGCGTGCAGTCTTTCCTGATTCTGTATCATTAAATTCACAGAATGCATAAACTCCTTCATCTCTATTTTCGAGATGAGCTAATCCAAGTACATTAGCCGGATCGGCATGATTATGCATCCATACTAACGGGACAGTCTGCCCGTTCTGTCCTTTGAAAGCGTCTTTTTTAATAACTCTTCCATCGGCACACTGAAGATCATTTCTAGTGGCCCAGCCACCAAAGTCATACTTCATTTTGATTTTCCTCCTTTATTTTCTGATATAGTATGATAACGGATGCGATGTCTTCTTTGATGAACTGGAAGACTTTTTCTTTGATTTCTTGACCTTCTTGTACTCTGACTGAATCTTGTCAAATTCATCCTGATAGGTTTGTTCATATGACGAATCGAGGTCAGCTTTAGCCGCTTTGTAAGCTTCTCTAACAGACTTAACCGCTGCTTTAAGTTCGGAGCTAACTTTTGCTCTTTCGCTTTTAGCATTAGCCTTGTTCTCGGTTTTTTCTTCTTTGGTATCGGATGATACTTTCGCTTTCTTGTTTGTCGCATCTGTTCGGATACTGGCCTTATCCGTTTTGGCATCGCTACTGATTTTGGCTTTATCCGATTTGGCATCGTTTCTAAGTTTCGCAATCTTTGCGGTCCTTTCAGCGACTCGCTTAGATCGCTCAGCCTTGGATAATCCCGATGGAATTTCTATCGCCATCAAACGCTCGATTTCAGCATCCTTTTTATTATCGATTCGTTCCTTCTCGCTAGACGATTCCTTTTCAATTTCTTCCAAATCAGAGTCTTTATCGGTATCGATACTTTTCCTCTTATCGGAAGCATTTTGGGTTAAAGCCTCATTCAGTTCTTTCAAGCGAGAAGATATCTGTTCC